TCGGCGCCCTGCTTGTAATAGAGCTGGCAGACCTGGACACGACGGCGCTTGCGGTCGATCCACGTCCCGCTGGACGGCTTGTCGTCTACGCTCTGGTCCGCAACGAAGGCTTTCTCGCTGCCCGTGATGCCCGCCTCGATCTCCTTGCCCTTGTCGGGGTAGAGCGCAATGGCGTCGTCAGCGTCCATCCACTTGAGGACGCCGAGATAGCGCGCATCCGAGAAGTCATGACGGCTGCTTCTGGGGTCGAAGATGAACTCGTCCCACGGGATCAGGTTGACGCGAATGTCTTCCGGCCCGTCCATGATGACTTCGGCAGCGCCCGCGCCCTCGATCATCCCGCACTCGAATGCGCCGCTGAATATGTTGTTGAGCCGCGTCTGATCGCTCACGAAGCGCAGCGCCTGCGTTACGATGTCGGCGCTCTGCTCGTCGCGTGGCGTGCGCGGATAGGCCTTGGGGTCGGTGCGCCTGTTGCGCTCGACGCCCAAAATCGAGTCCACTTTCCTCTTGATCCGATTGAAGACGATAGGCGGTTGGCCGCGCTGCTTGAGGGTCGCAATCTCCTCACGCGTCCACTGCTTGCCATCGTAATAGTCGCGCGAAAGCGCAGCACGGTCGCGGGCCTCTTCCATCGTATCGAGATACTCGCGCACCATCTTCCGAATGCGCTCGGCGCCGTCCTCGCCCGCTTCGGGCTTAGGCGACATGCTTACAATACTCGCCAATTGTCCGCCTTTGGTGGGGGCCTGTAGTCGCGTGGTCGCGTCAATGGTTCAGGCGCGGCAGGCGTAAAGCCTGGATGCGCCATGTCGATGACCATGCCCATAAGCGCGCAGGTATCGACTAAGTCATCGTGCTTGCCGGCCGGGAAGCTCAGAAGCTGGTTAAGCACCTTCTCGCCCAGATCCGTCTTCGGCAGGCTTACCTTGCCCATCGCAGCGCGGGCCTGAAATGCTCGGGCCCGTGTCGGCTTGTCCGAGATGGACGGTATCCATTCAGTGCGCGCGAACACACGCAGTTCGTTCATGCGCCGGGTCAGCATCGGCTTGACCGCTTTGACGATCACGCCAGCCTCTCCGAAGTAGCAGAGCGGCTTGTGCATCTTGACCAGCCGCAACAGTTCCTCAATCCACACATCCGCCGACGTCTGGCCGGTCCAGCCATCGATCAGCGTCAGCGTGTCCTCGTGATAGTTCCACACAAGGTGCGCGGTCCAATCGCCGCCGTCTTCCGTCACCGCGTAGTCGCTGGTGATGTAGATGTGGCCCTTGGCCGGCGCGTCGTCGTGGCGCTTGAACCAATCCCTCAAGAAGAACGTGCCGTCATCAGGCGTCGGGTTCTGCTGGTAGAGCGCCTCGAAGTCTCGCGGCCCGATTGCAGCCTTGATGCGCTTCAGTGCGTCTACGTTGTAGCGTTCAGGCCAGAGCGCCTGGCCGTCCTTGATCGCAGGCAGGTTGACCTTGACCCACTTGTCACCGCCGTTGTTCTCGGCTTCCAGCAAGCGCCCGCCTAGGTCGTCCTCATGCCAGCGCGTCTGGATCAGGATGACAGCCCCACCCGGCATCAGGCGGGTGTAGGCCGTGCTGGTGTACCAGTTCCAGATCGTCTCGCGCCGCAGCTCGCTCTCGGCTTCCTCGCGATCCTTCACGGGGTCGTCAATCAACAGGATGTGCGCACCGCGACCAGTGACCGCCGTGCCTACACCAGCCGCAACGTAAGCGCCGCCCGCGTCCGTGTTCCACCTGCCGGCCGCGCGGCTGTCCTCTGCCAGCTTCACGTTGAAGAGGCGGGAGAACTCGTTGGTCCGGATGATGTTGCGGACCTCGCGCCCGAAGTCAGAGGCAAGATCCGAGTTGTAAGACGCCGCAATGATCTGCTTGTCCGGGTTGCGGCCCATGTACCAGGCGGGAAAGCGCCTCGAGGCCAGTTCGGACTTGCCATGCCTCGGCGGCATGAAAATCATCAGGCGGTCGATCTCGCCGCGCTCAACCGCTTCCAGCTTCTCGGCTATCTCCGAATGTGGCGGGGCGGGTTCGTAGGCGTGGTTCGTGTAGCTAGTGAACGGGATCAGACCCGTTCGGGCCTTCCGGCGCCTCAATAGCTCCAAAGCTGCCGCCTGTGGCGATATGTGCGAGGTGTCCATCGCTAAGGTCGGTTGGCTCATACTTGTGCGTGAAGCTCCCCGTTACCGACGACAGTCTGGGGTGAATGTACGTTGCAGCCGCAGCCGCCATTGCGTCCCGGCGCTTCTCGTCTGCGGTGTGGTCGCGCATCACGCGCAGCATGTACTCAAGCGGCATCTCGCCAGCGCCGACTGCCTCGAGCGCCTGCTTCGTTGCCTGTGCCTTCGAGCCGGGCTTTCGCCCCGCTCCGGGTCGTGCTCCACCGCGCGCCATGGTTTATTGAATGCTTTTCATATTGTTCAGTCCACTCACGACGCGTAAGTCCAGCCATAGTCACTGCGCCAGTTCCCGTTCACCTCGACGTAGCGCAGCTTCTCGATACGCACGCGGCCATCGCTGAACGTCACGGTGACGTCCGTGTCGCCGTATCCCATGCCTAAGCCAGTCGTGGTCAGCGTGACCTGGCCGGATGAGACCGCAACCGATCCGCTGATGTTGCTGTCAGTGACAGCGGCAGTAATCGTTGCGCCGTTCAACACGTCGGTGAAGTCTAGGACGGCTTTTCCTGTCTCGTTCTCGCGTTGCTGCAAGACGAACCTCCCCACGCGATGGTCTTTCGTGACGCCGCGCAAGATTTCGCGGTTGTTTTCGCGGTATCGAATAGTTGGGTGCGGGTAGGCCATTACTTGCCTTCCTCTGCGTCACTTCACGAACTGTTGATTTGGGGACAGCCAAGTAACTTGAGGCTGTAACGTATCCCGCAACAGGCGAATGCGTATGTTTGGGACATGCGCTGTGAAGCGCTGTGATGTTTGACAATCAATCGGGGCTGGCACGGCGCGAACCGTGTTTCTCCAGCCCCTAACGGGAAAGGACCCCGCTATGACCATTAAATACACCTCCGAGCGTCCGTTTGAAAGCCAGGCCTGCCTTGCTTTCGTTGGCCTCTCGGTAATTACCGCCACCCTCGGCTTCTGGTCGAAGGGCTGGCTCCCCGGAATGCTTCTCACCGTCGCAATGGTGGTGATCGTGTTCCTTCTGTCCCGCGCTGTGGAGCGCGTGATGGAAGCTTGGGAAACCAAGAACTACGCCACGGCAGTGATTGCCGGCGTCCTCGGCGTAGGTTTCGGCTGCATCGAGGCCGGGCTTAACCACGTAGGCCTGGAACACCTCAACGCAGAATACGCCTTGGCCCCTGATTGGGCGCTGTGGCCCGCCTGCTTCTTCATCTCGCTGGTCAACGTGTTTGCCAGCTTCGGCTTCGCAAGGGCCATGAAGGATCACAGGCAAGTGGCGCCGGTAATCAACCCGGCCCGTCTACTCGCTGAGAAGCGCTGGAACAAAGTGGCCTGAACAAGTCAAACGCCCTCGGAGAAATCCGGGGGCGCTTTGCTTTGTGGGCCGACCCACTCGGACCGCTCTTTCAGCAGGTTCAATGAAAACCGCCGCTTGGCCTTTCGTCGGACGTCTTCGCGGGCAATCGGCCGGTCACTAAGAACCAGATGAAAACTACACCAGCCATCAGCAGGGCAATCCGCCATGAACCAGACGTAGACGTGCTTGCGTCGCGCTGCGGCCAGGCGAAAGCCTATGGCCCCGACAGCCTCGTCGCGTTCGGCTTCGAAGGCGCAACGCTCGTAAATGCGTTGCAGCTCGCAGGCGCCGGTATCATCCGGGGCCGTGAGGGAAACAACGATGAATTCAAGAGTTGCGGTGGTTTCGGGATCGGGGGACCAGCGCGCGGCTTCTATGGATGCAACCATTTCCCGCGATGGTAAGATCATGGCGCCCCGAAAAGCAAAATGGCGGCTCCACACAGGAACCGCCACTCTGAATTTCGGAAATAAAGCGATTTGCAAGCGTTGTAAATAGCAACTAGCAAATCATGTGTCGCGCCGAGGCCAGATCCACGCCAGCAACAGGCACAAGCCGAGCATCCCGGCGCTGACGTAGAAGCCCTGCTCGATCAACATCACGCCGCCTCCCGCCGAAACATGCCCATGTGATCCGCAAGGGCGGTCAAGCCGATGGCCAGCACGTCAAGCGAACGCGGCGGTGAGCCGTGCATGACGCGCTGGACCTCCCGTAGCGAGCGATACGAATAGCGCCGGATCGCTGTCACCACCTCGAGGTACTCGGCAACAGCGGCCTGGGCCTGTTCCAGCGTCATCCCGCCTTCGCCCGAACCTTGGACGAAGTCCCGAAGCTGGCCGGCCGTCACCCGGGGGGCGCGGATGGCGACGACATACCGGGCATACACCGTTCGGGCGTAGCGGCCCGCGTGGTACTGTTCTTCGGTCAGTCGGGCGGCCACCCTATCGACGGGACAGACTTCCTCACGTACGGCCCTCCAATCGCCAAATAGGGCCATCCTGCGGGCCATGGTCTCGGCTGTTGGCTCGATCACCTCGCCCCGAGGGGTTTTGCGGCGTTCGATCTCCTCGTCTGACAGGCGCGGCTTGCCGCATGGGTAACGTGGTCCTGCTTTTCGTGGTCGCCCCAATCGCCCCATGGTGCGCCCCTACTCGCCGGCGCCGTTGGCGTTCATCTGGGCGAACGGCACGCCGAAGGTGGGGAGGCGTGCGTTATCGACCGGCTGGCCGAAGGGCGATGGCATGCGGGTCGTGTCGATGTCGGCCGGCGCGGGATCATCGGCGCGTGCCGACAGCAGGGCTGCGTCAGCGGCATCAAGCCGGGACTGCGCCGAGACATACGCCTCGTTGCAGTCGGCGTGCGCGCGGTTGGCGATGATCTGGACTTCGCGCGCCTCGGACAAGGCAGCGAAGGCGAGCCGCACGGCGGCGGAAGCGTCTCGGAATTCGTTCAGTGCGAGTTCGTGGTTGGTCATGGTCGGGCTCCTGGTGTGGTGCCCGTGGTCCGGTCCTGCGGTGGTCACTAGCGGACTACTCGCCTGATGGTTGTGCCGGGGGTCGGCGGGGCGGTCAAGCCTCCTCGGGTTCATAGACGCGTTCCTGAACGCGGACGGCAATCACCTCGGTCGGCTTGTCGAAGCGGGACAGGTCGCCCAGTTCGGCTTCAGCAGATTTTCTATCGAACCGGCGCTGCTTCTGCTTCGTCACGAAAGCGATTGCCATGACGCCCACGGCGTCCAGCGTGCCTGCGATGATGCCTTCACGCAGGACCGCCTCGCGCACTTGCAGCTCCTTGATCCGGTCGCGGATGGACTTCAGTTCGTCGGCTGGTTTCAGGTTGGTTGTCACGTTCGATCATCCTTCAGTTAGGTGAAAAATTATTGCTCTGGCAGAAAGGCCGCCGACCCGAAGTGGGCAACGGGCCCTTACAGGCGGTCCCGTTGCCCACATTCTCTCGGGTGTCGCAAACAGCATTGCCCAGTGTTGCCCACATTTGCCCACATGCCTCTAACTCCTTGTTTCTATTCATTGTCAGTGGGCAAAACGTGGGCAATTGCCACCCAAACCTTGCGCTTCCCATCTTCACGGGAGAAAACTGCCCCATCATCCTCAAGTGCGCGCAATTTCTTTCCAGCATTTGACCGATCCAAGCCAAGTTTATCCGCAACCTCAAACGTGGTCATGGGGCCGTCCTGCAGCATGGTGAGGATGGATTGGTAGGCCCCGGAGTAGGTCGTGCCGTTCGCTTTCCTGACCGGCTGGACCCACTCCACGATGCAGGTTGTGATCGGCTTCCCGTTGGGCTTGGTGCCGATGCGGACTTCGATCAGGGCGTAGTCTGAGAGGGTGAAATCGGACGGCCCATCCTTTACTTTTTCTATATAGATGGACCGGCGTTTGACGGTATCGTCGCCCTCGTCTTTCTCGGTGCGCAGCTCAATGAAGGTGTCGCTTTCGGACTTGTATGCGAACGAGCCGACCATGCCGCGCGTGGTGTCCTTGCCGGTGTGGCCGACGACCAGCACGAGGCATTGCAGGTCCATGGCGAGGCGCTTTAGCTGGCGCATGGCTTTGGTCACCTCGCCCTGGCTGTTGGCGTCGATGCCCGCGTAGGCGGCCGTGAGCGTGTCCACCACGATGATGCCGAGGGGGTATCCCGTGTCGTCCAGACGCCCACGGGCGGCCTCTATGTGCTCGCGCATGGCGGGCCACGCCTCGGGCTCCGAGAGGGTCCACGGGGCGTCCACGAGCTCAAGGGCGACGGCTGACAGGCCCTTCTCCTGCTTGATGCCGTGGATGCGTTTCTTGATGCCGTAGAAGCCTTCGAAGGCGAGATACAGGACGCCCACGGGTTCGGTGTCGCGGCCGTAGAGCTGCGCCCCGGTGGCTATGGCGGCCATCCAGTCGAGGGTGACGAACGTCTTGCCGGCGGTGGATGGTCCGTAGATCGTGCCGAGGCCGACGCGTGGGAACAGTTCCTCGACCAGTTCCGGCTCATACGTGAACCGGATGTCGGGCCACAGCTCGTGCAGGATGGTGGGGCCTGCCGCCTGCGTCTTCTCCCGCAGGAAGCCGATGACATCGAAGCCCTCGGCAATGGCGTCTGCGGCGTCCCATTTGTCGGGCTTGTCCTGCGGCGGGCGTAGTGTGCGGACGGTGCAGCCAACCGCGCGGAGCGGCCCGACGATCTCTTCCATGTAGGCGTAACCGGGCTTGTCGTGATCCGGCCAGAGAATGACCGTCTTGCCGGCGAGCGGCGTCAGGTCGGTCTTGTCGATGATCGTGCTCGAGCCGCCCATCAGTGACGTGGCGTCTATCCCGATTGAAGTAAGGGCGTCGGCGCATTTCTCGCCTTCGACCAGTACGACAAAAGCGGACGTATGCCATCGCTCGAGGCCATAAAGCGGGCGCGGGGTTGGCATCCCGCCGGGCACCACGAACGTCTTCTTCCCGTTCGACAGGGCCATGCGGGCGACTTCGCATATCTTCTTCCCCGCCTTGTCCCGGTAGACGTATTTCGCTTCGATAGTGCTGGTGGGTTCCGGCTCGACCGGCTTTGCCGCTTCCACCTTGTGCCGCACCTCGGCCCGTGGAGCCGGGGCGCCGCCTAGCCACTGGTCGCACTCGGCCAGGATTTGCGGGAAGTCGCGGTGGGGGTCGAGACTGTGGGCGACGGCGTAGAGCCCGAAGATGTCGCCCTTCTCGTTCCCGTTGGCGTGGTCGATGTAGCGCCCGGCTGTCTCGTCGGCCGTGAGGCTAATGGACATGCTGAAGCCGCGTGCGCCGCTGGCGTCGCCAATGCGGGCGTCGCGTGCGGTCATGATCGCGCGGGGGTACAGGTAGCGCACGAAGTCGCGCACGCGCGCTTGCAGGCCCTTGCGGACCCGCTCGCGCTTCAACGTGGCGTCCTCGAGCACTGACTGGCGTGGGGCAGAATTAAAGTCGATCAAGACCAGCACCTCCGCTTGAACGGGCAATCGCTGCAGGCGTAAAACGCCGGGTCGTCGGTGCAGCGCGGCCGCATGGCCCCGGCGCGGCTGTCCATGATGATGGCGACGGCGCGATCCGAAGCCGCCTGCGCCCGCGCCTTGTCGAACGGCACGAACTCCAGAAGCACCTCCATCGTGTCGGCGTTGGTGGCATGAAACAGCGCGGGCGCCGTGAGGCCGAGATAGGCCTGATAGACCGCAACCTGGTCGGCATACTCCGGCTTGGCTTTCGCCAGGCCCCTGCTCTCGATGGCCTTCCAGCTTTTCGCCCCCAGCGCCTTGTGCTCCCAGATGAAGGGATACTCCAAAGGCAGCGGCCCGCCCGTGCAGACGCGGTCAACGTGGCCGGCGAACGAACCGTCGGCCACCTTGAAGCCCAACGGCTTGCCATCGCGCCCCGTCTGCTTGAGGTGGAAACCGGCGTCCACGAGCCACGTCGCGGCCATGCTCTCGAAGAGATGGCCGCGCTGGAATATCCGCAGCGTTCGCGCGCTGAACCGCCAGCCTTCGTCATGGGGTAGCCCCATGAACTCATACTGCACCTTCCGCTCGCAGGGCGAGCCGATAGCGGACGCGCCGACATAGGTGCGGCGCTTCTCTGCCGGCGGCGGGAGCCCGTCGATAAGCGCATGGATGGCGGCGACG